AGAAGTCGTAACCACGGCGGAAGCCCGTGAAGCCAAGGTTGAGAGCCATCTGCTCGTCGTTGTCGAACAAGCCGTAGCTCGTACCACCAGCACCGTAGCTGTTTTGAGCAGCCAACATATCGTCGATGGCGAACCCGAAGTCACGGTTAACGAAGATGACGTTCTCCTCGATAGCACCCTGCTTATCCAAGCGAGAGATGATTGCATCGAAGTCAGCCAAAGCAGCGGGGATACCGCCAGACCAGACGTTGCCGCGAGTCTCGATGGTATAGAAGATACCGTCGGTGCCCTTGAAGCCAGCAGTCGCCGCACCTGAGCCGGCACCACCTACGTCAGCAGGAATAGCCTCCAGCATAGTAGTCTCGAGATAATCGTCGAAGCGGAGACGGGTCTCGTGCTCGGACTTCATGTACCAGAGGTATCCGTTAGCACCGTTCTCGGTGGTCACTTCAATCCATCCAATCTGAGCCATGTCAGAACCGTTGACCGCATACTTGTCCTTCATGATGACTGGACTGCACTCAAAGATTTCGTCCTCAGCTTCGAGGGAACCGTCCATTCCGTTCGTGCCCTTTGAGAACTCAGAACCGTAGATGAAGATGGTAAGGTTAGTGTCCGCAAAAGCACCCGCAGCACCAACGTATCCAGTAGCGTCATAGAAAGCCACAGTAATCCGATTGTTTGCAAGGTCGACGTCGGTGACAATAGCCTTGTTACTTCCGGTACCGTTGTTCTGGTCAATCATAACCGTCTGTCCAACGCGGATAGCGATGTTGTTCGCCGTATGGCCTCCAACAAATCCGTTAGCGTTCAAGATGTCATTGACCTGAATAATAGCGGTGGGAGCTGCCGAAGCCGCAGTAGTTCCACAGCTAACATACTTGGTGTGGAGGCGACCCTGCTCAGCCCACTTAATGAGGTCTGAATTGGATGGCAACTCCGCGCCCACCATACGGAGGAACGATGCTACTGTGCGATTACCATAACGCTCGAACTCCTTCTCGTAAGTATCAGGGAGATACTGGTTGAGGAAGTCGAAATTGGTGATGTAATTCGTCGAGAGCGGAATCTGGTCTGCGCTCGGCTGGAGTTGAAACCCCGGGGTTACTTGTACTGAACCTGCCATGTTTTCTTAAGATTTGTTTCTTGTACTACGAATTTTCAAGCCGTTACCCGAACTGGGCGTTACGGCTCGAACTTTGAATTCCCCCTTTGATACGGCTTGCGGGGCGCTGCGTTCAGACATATTGATGTTTTTCGTCTTGCGCATGACTCCATCTACCGCTTCAGCTTTTCCCTGCTCAAAAAAGAATCGGGCAAACTTCTCGGGGTTCATCGCAACAGCCAAAGACTTGTGATATTCCTTGGCGTTCTTGACCAAGCCCTTGTCATCCAGATACTTGCTTAACCAAGCCTCTGGAGTCTTCTGTAGCTTTTTCAATTCACCACGGTCACTAGGGGTATACACATAGGACTTGTCGTCGAGGTTGAACTCAAAACCCTTGAACTGTTCACTGAACACCTCGTTTGTTTTCTCGTCAAACCACTCCCTCCTACGCGCCTGCTCCTCGTTGTACGTCTTTGCCTGCTCAACATATTGCTTATAGCTTTGGTATTCTTCGGAGTCTTCCAGAGAACCAGCACCCCTTGACTCAAGAGGGGCTTGGTACTTCTCCTTCTGCTCTTCGAAGAACTTCCGAGCTTTAGCAACAGCTTTCTTCTTGGCTAATTTAGCCTTTTTAATTTCAACCTCTTCATCGAGGTCTTCATCAAACTTATAGTCCTCCATAAGTACCTCTACGTCGTCAGCGTCGAGGACGTCTTCGGTGGCCATAAAGTATTCTTTTAGGAGTGAGTCATCGTCGGAATCTTCGAGATTGCGATTGACTTTCATAAAGTCCTCAAGGCCGCGACCAGTATCCTGCTTGTACTTGTAGTATGCAGCTACGTCCTCAGGCAAGTCAGGTGTCGTCTCGCGCACCTCAGCCAGCTCATCCAAAGAGTTAATCTCCCGGCCATAGCGGTTGCTCAAGAAAGACCTTACGTCATCTTCTGACAGCGTAGGCGCCTCAGGCTCAGGCTCAGGTGCGGTCTCACCGCTTACCTCCGCCTCATGCTTATCGAGCAGCTCCTGTTCAACCTGCTGCGTAGATTTTGCTTCGACCTCACCGAGGTCACGTACTTTAATTTCCATTTATATATATTTTATCGTGGACTAAATTCTGCTAAGTCGAACCCATCGAGGCTGTCCTCGTTAGATTCAAACTTCATGGGTGGTAAGTTATTCTTCCGTTGGTCAATAAGCTTGCTTTGCTCAGAGTTTTGCTGACTGATACGGTCTGCCTTTGCTTTTTCGCGTTCGTCTTCCCGTTGCTGTAAACCCTTCTCTTGCATGCCGTTAAGCTGCATATTGTACTGAAACTCAAGGTCCATGAGCTGCGCCTTAGCCCGTGCCTCGGCCTGCATCTTCTCAATATCGAAAGCAATCTCCGCCTGCTTGACCTGCATCTTGCTCTGGGCCTCAGCCTGAATCTTTTGCATAGCCGATTGCGCTGCTATCTGCTGGGATTCCATGTTGGCTTGCGCCTGCATCTGCTGCTGCTGAAGCTGGAACTGGCGCTCCTCCTCCTGCTTGGCGACGCGCTTAATCTTAAGCAATTGATTGGCGAGCTTCAGGTTTTTAATCTCTCGGATGTCGATGGCGTCCTCAAGGTCGATACCGCCCTTGCTCAAGGCCATTTGGATATTAGCCTCAAGCTGCTGCCGCTCCTCTTCGTCGGGGGTGACCTCAATGAAAATGCCAAAGTCGTACAGGTATAGCTCGCTAATCTCCTCGAGGATACTGACGTTGTACTTACCAATCTGGTTTACAAACTCCTCCTTGAAATCAGCATACTCTAGTACGTCACTGATACGGTACGTGAGGGCCTCGGCCAGAGACCGGAACATAAAAAGGCTGCCGTCAAGGACGTGGCGCGTAGCCGTGTTGCTGTTGGCGGCGGCCAGCTTTTGCAAGCCCACCAAAGAGTGTGGGTCTGGGGTACTACCGTCGCGGGCCTCGTTCAAGCCCGTTACGTCACGAATCATCTGCAAGTAGTGATTCATATTGCCAATCAGCATCTGCGTCTTAGCCGCACCGCTGTTGCTGTTGAGCTCCTGAATAGGAACCTTACCTTGGTTGTAGTCCCCATCTTGGGTGTACGACCTTCCCACAACGCTACCGGTTTGGAAGTACAGCCGGAGTGCGTCTTCAGGGCTGTAAGCATTGCCCGTACCTAGGTCGACCTCGTTGAGTCCGTCGGCATCGATATACACGCCGTCAGGAACGGTACGCGAGATGACCTGCTGGAGCTTGAGGTGGGTAATCTGAATGAGGTCGGCGAAAGGAATCATACGCCGCGTAAGCGACTCGATAACACCCTTGTACATACGCGGTGCTGTAGCCACATAGTTGGGCAGAGCGTGCTGACTGGCAGACTTGGGACGCACCATGTTGTAAGCTTCCTCCCACTTGAGCAAGATGTTGGTGCCCATGACCATGATGCCGTCATACCATACGTCGATGGTCTTCTCGACCTTCTCGTACTTACCCTCCTCCATCATCTCTTCGGGAGGATTGAACTGGTCGTCCTTCTCAATTACGCGGGCTCCGTCGCCCTCAAGAATCTTCTTCTTATAGACAATCTTCTTGGTCGTCTTGTAGTTGAAGTACATCAACGTAGCTGTGTCGCGATAGAAGATATCGTTTTCGTAGAACTGAGCCACGTTGTAGTAGTCGTACCAGCTCTGGCTGTACTTACTAATCTCCTCCAAGTCCTCGTTGGTGAGGTTGGGGTCAATCTTTATGAGCTCCGTGATAGGGAGCGTCTTAATTTCTCCCCAGTAGAAGCAGTCCTTGAAATATGGGTCTTCAGTGTAGCTGTATACCACATTGGCGGGGTCGACATACGAGACCTGAACGCCGGCTCCGGGCAAGAACTCGTGCTTAGATACCCCGATGCCCAATACGGTAAGGTCGTAATCTAAACGCTTGCGCAAGTCGGTATAGTGGTTCTCTTCAAGGATGGTGTTGATGGCCTCCTCCTCGGCAATCTCAATAGCAGGCTTGTAGTTAAGCTGCATATAGACCTTAAGTTCCTCGTCGCTGTTAGGCAACTCGTCGGGGTCCATCATAAACGGATTGACCTCAGAGTTCTGTTGTATAATCTCCAGAACCGGCTTGGCTACCATCTGCCCCTCGACCATGTCTTGGTACTTGCTGCGCTTAGACTGGGACAGCGCGTCTTGGGCGTATGCCTTGACTTTAAAGACCCTCTCGGACATGCCGTTGACGACGATGTCTACGAACTTAGGAAGGATAGGGACCGGCGTCCAATCCAGATTCAAATACGAGAGGTCGCCGTCGACAGCAAGCTCGTTCTTGTACTTGGCGATACTCTGCTCACCACGAGCATACAGACGCAAGCGGTTAAACTCTCGCCATTGGTCATAAAACCGGCACTGGTTGCCATCTTTTTTAAACCACTCGTATTGAATGGCTTGACCAATCATTAGGCCATACTCATCCGAGGCTTTCTCTTTGTCAGAAACGAACTGACTCGGAAACCCTGCGGAAGAAATGTTGATTTTGACATCCTTCATTTATCTGTTGAGTTCGCTCCTGAAACCCTTATTGGTATACCTAGGCAAGGTAATGCTTATTGAACTCTTCTTCTGTTGAGGCGTATACAGGTCCTTTTGGTTCGCCATAACAGCGAGACCGCTGCTAATAGTAGCGTCAAAAGCAGTCCTGTTGCTGATATCAAAGCGGGCCCAGTCCTCGAGGGTACGAACGAAAGGCATCTCACCCATCTCACCGTTCTCACGGAAGGTTCCATCCATGTCTATGCCTACGTGCTTCTCTATGTAACTCTCGATAGCTGCGGCATGGGCCTGCTTAACATCCTCAGAACTGTTGGGGATACCGCCGAGCTCCCGCTCGGTCTTAGAGAGCTTGTTAAGATGCTTGTCGGGGCGATTCATACAGAAGCCACGGTACCCCCGGTTCTTAAAGTGGTACAATAGCCTTGGCTTATTATTCTCAATAAGGATAGGCATCCCATAAAACACGCATGCCATGAGCACCTCCTCGAAAAATATCTCTGCCGTCTGTGGTCTGGCGACATACTCCAAAAAGAACTGGTTGGTGGGAGCGTCATCCATGTGAAACTTGGTCATTCCATGGAGAGCACCGTTAGAACCGCCGCCACCCACAGTACCACTAATGTCGTAGGAGTCACATCCAAAAGAACCAAGGTGCTCATTGGCAGGGAATTTCACACCACGCTTGTCTATCCATCGGTTCTGTAATCCCGTCTTAGGGAACCAAGAGATATTGAAACGACCGCGCTTGTCGGGACGGAATATTACTTTGCTGTCTTTGATTCCGTTCTCCCAACTGAAAGACCCCCGCGTGAGGTAGTGCTCCTTGACTAGGCTGTCGGCATAGTCTATCTGCTGGTAGATTTTAGTGAGGTTAAAAAGGCTCTGCTTGCTCTCGTCACGGAAGGCATGGGACTCCGTGCGTGGGAACTGACGGTAGAATTCGTTGAGCGCATCGGGGTCGCTCTTTAAGCTCTCGACCTCCGCCTGCCAATAGTCTACAGCACCCCCGCGAATCATCTCACCATCGACGCCCTTTACAGGCTTCTCTTGAGCATGGAAGACGGGGTGCCCGTACTGGTCTATGAAACCCTCCATGTTGTATTCCATAGGTATGAATAGGGAATACATACCGCTCTTGGTCTGCCCATTGGCATTACGCATAGCGGGGTCAGAGTCCTCGTACAGCTTCTTGAAGTTGGAACCTCCCTTAGCCAATGCGTTCGAGGTGGAACCCATCAAGCACTTTCCAATAATCTTACTTCCCAAACGCAAGCACGTCTTGGTGACGCGCCAGTTGTTGAGGATGTTGTTGGGCTTAATCCACTTCCCGCTTTCGTCATGTACCAGCAGGAGAAGTTTCTCTCCGTCGTAGGAGTTATCGTCGGTGTTCTTCCAGTCTATAGTTGTGTCGAGGCCGAGAATCTCTTCCGCCTCGATATCGTACATATTCTTCTTCGTAATCTTAGACGCCGGAACACGGAAAGCCAGCTCCGTCTTAGGCTTATCCATACCGTCTTGTATAGGCTTGAAGAAAAACGGAAGTCGGTTAGCAATGGGCACCACCTTATCCGTGAACATCTTCTTTGCATCCGAACCTGTCTTCGAGAGTATCCCAACCCGTGAGTCTTTAGCCAGCGTACCCGTATTGACACACTCCGAAGAACCCATGAACGAGAACCCCGAACGGCGAATCTTAAGGTAAGCCATACCGAAGCTGCGGGAGTCGGCACGACACGCCTCCCAGAAGATAAAGAATATCCTATTCGCCTCACGGAAGTCAGGGTAGCCCACATCGATACTTGTCCACTGCAAATACATGTAGTGGGAACCAGTCATATAGGTAGGGACACCATTGTTAATGAACCAATGACCGTCCTCGCGGCGGTCGAATTCCGCTTCGATATAGTCCACCCAGTTCGCCTTAAAGGCGTTGTGCATATCGTTCCACTGGAAGATGTTCTGTATGCGGCTTAACGACTTAGGTAGCTCCTCGCGTACCCATCGGTTTTTCCCCTGTGGCAAGTCTTTGGGAGTGGGAGGAAGGGCGATACACAGCCCGTTGATATTGATGACCTCACCTATCCGCCCCGACTTAGAGATGACGACCATGTCGTACTTCTCGTTATAGCCGTAGTGCCACGTCTTAGCACGGTTCTTACTGGCAACGACCCCCTTGGATACGTGCCCCACCACAGTGGTGTATAGACTATCTAGACCTTCGCTCTGCAAAACCCACTTTACTATCAGTCCTGTTTGGAGTCTCCGCTAAAGCCTCTTCCTCGGAATCGATGCGACTCAAAATCTCTAGCGCGTCGAAGATGGCGAGCTTCTTGGTAGCCGCCGCATTCTTTAGCCTGTCCGCTGCGAGGTCGTCGTCTTCGCCCGGCTTAAGGATATCCTCTTGAGCCACCTTGATGAGCTCTTCAACAGCGATGCGCCCCGCAGCGATGATGCGCTCCTTTAGCTTCTTTGAATCTTGCATGTTATCTGGTGGTCAAACATCCTATACAACTTCTCTCCGTCAACTTGAAACTCGTACTCGCTCTCCGGACGAAACGTAACCTCATCGCCAGCCTCTACGCCCTGAGACAAAAGATAGTCATTAGGATATCTCATAACACCCATCAATGGCTCCTCCGTAAGAGGCTTGAATAT